TCGCTCACGATCTGCATCTGCACCATGATCCCGTCGAGGTCCGGCGACGGCTCGTACTCACCGAGCGGTTCCAGTGTGTGATCTTCGACGGCGTCGACAATCTCTTTGGCGAGGCGCGCCACCGTCGGCCCATCCTGCGCCGTCACCGACGCGGACAGCGCGCGAACCTTGTCCTCGACGGCCGGCCAGTCGGTGGTGTCGTCGAGCGGCGACCGCGTCTTTCGCCGCCTCTCGATCTGCGCTGCGCGTGCCGCGCGCGAGGCCTCGTGGGCCTCGCGCAGGACCTCCTGCAGCGGCACCAGCTCGCCGGTGGTGCCCGGGTAAAGCAGGACAATCGCCATCGTGTCACCCCACCGCCAGCACGCCGGGGAGCGCGCCGGTGCCATTGACCGTGTATTTCGCGACGATGAGGCCGTCGCTGATCTGCGTCGAGACATGCACGTCTGCCGTCGGGATGTGCGCGTACATGACTGCGCCGATCTCGGTGCCGACCTGCACGCTCACCTTGGACGTTGCCGCAACGTCGCCGGCGCTGTCGTTGTTGCCGAGGACATCTTTGACCGACGCATGAGACAGCTCGCCCGGCAAAGCCGCCCCGTCGTCGAGATAGACCGAGAACTCGACGGTGAATGTCTTCGGCCCGTCGACGCCACAGACACCACCGAGGGCGCCGTTGATCTTCGTGTCGACGACTCGCCGCTTGGCTGCGTTGCCAATGGTGATGCTGATGTCTCGCGCCAGCACCTCGACGCCGTCGACGACGACGATGGAACGGTCGTTGACGATCGGATTGCCGCTCGTCGGCTCGGCGTGCGCAGGATTGACCGGCACGCCGTGCGTCCACGTCGTCGGAGCAAGCACCGTCGACATCCCGACGAGGCCAGCGTTGGGGATGCTCAACGAGCACGACATGGGCACGCAGCCCTCGAAGATCATCCGATTGCCCTCGGTCTCCGCGTCGAGGACGAGGTGCGTGTGATGCGTGAGCACGGGATCAACGGAATAGACGGCGAGACGAAAGACCGTCGAGCCTGTCGTCGGCGTGCCTGTGTACGGCTGATCCAGCGTCAACGTCGTCGTGCCGCCACCGCTAGCGATGCGCCCGACGACGAGACCCGCCGACGTCGAGAAGGCGATCACCTGTCCGTTCGCCGTCGTCGTGCCCGACACCGCGAGGACGCCAGAACCAGGGTTGTGGCCGCTCGCAGCGACGGTAGGCGCGGCGCCGGTCGTCGCTGGAGCGACGGCGCCGAAGATCGACGCGAGCAGGTGGCCCTGCTCCATCTTCGCCTCCCAGTTGCTCACGGCCGCGCCGGTGTTGTTGTTGATGCCGCGGAACTCGGTGGCGAGCGTGACGTCGCCGAGATCCTGCACGCCACGGACGTGAGGGTACGCGCGACCCGTGAGCGAGCGGAGGTTGCGCTCGAGTCGTGCCCGATTGCGCGGCAGCAGCGATGCGCCGTCGTCGGTGAGACGCAGCACGTTGGTGGCGTTCGCGACCTCGCCGGAGAACGTCGTCACGTTGCTGTGCCGGCCGTATCGGAGAGTGCGGATTCGTGCAACTTCAGTCATGACCTGTACCTCACATCGAGAGAGAACCGCAGACGACGCGCACCGTCGACCTGCTCCACGGTGTACGGTGCGACGACGTCACCAGCGGGTGTCACGGCGACGATCCCCGTCGTCGAGCTGTTCCAGTTGGCCCTGTCGGCGAACGCTCGCGCAAGCAGCGCCGCATCCTCGGGGATCGCCTCGTCAATCGCTGCCGTGTTGCCGGGCGCGTCGACGTACTCGACGACGACCTCCCACGTCACGCGGTGACGATCCTGCAGCGTCTGGTGCGGCCCCTCGGCGTGACCAGACAGCACGCGGCCCCACCACCGACGAGACTGCGTGCCCCTCGTCGAGTCGTGGCCTGAGGCATCATGACGAAACCCACCAGACACGCCACGATAGTTCGCCGGCGTCACCGTCGACGGAATCGTCACGAGCTGCCGGCGCACGTCGGTCCAGGTCATCGCGTAATCCTCATGTAGCGCGGCCCCTGCGAGCCCGGAGTGGGCGCGCTAGGTGTGGTCTCCTGCGGCGCCGTGATGAGGTCGATGCGGTCCCACGTCGTCTGCTTGGCCTGCTCGTATGCGGCAGCAAGACGGTCCACGAACTCCGGTGGCGCCGAAGGCCACTGACGCGCCAGGTGAAGCACCGTCGCGGCGGCGTGCATCGGCTCGATCACGTCGTCGGTGAGGATGTCCTCGTCGAGCACGCCACGAGCAGCGAGCGCGGGCACAACGACGAGGCGCCACGACGACGCGATGGCTTCTTCAAGCGTGACGTCCGACGACGACGCAATCTGTCGCACGACCGGATAGGCCTGCGTGAGCGCGGTCGGCGTGAGCGCAATCGACGTCACCCGACGGACGACGCGGAATGGTTCGTCCCACTCACGCACCACGCCGTCGACGGTGGCCCGAAAGAGGACGTAGCCAGCGCCAGGATCGGCCGTCTGCGTCGCCAAGAGCGCCACAGAGACAGCGATACCGTTGACCACGCTGCCCGACGACAACGACGACGGAAGAGGCTCCTGCAGGCGCATCGTCGACGACGTGCCGCCTTTGCTCGCGACGACGACGAAGCGCTCACCCGTCGTCGCGTCGGTCACGAGGTATCGACGTCCGGCAACGATCAACTGTGGCGACGACAACGTGAGCGCGCTTGCTCCCTCGTTGGCGGCAGACGCCAGCGTCGACGAGAGGGCGTCCACCGTCGCCGTGACGTAGCCCGTGTCGGGATCGGGATCACGCGGCGACACCCTGCGCGCGGTCGCCGACGACGGCACACCAGCGGGGATCACACCGTCCGGCGACAGGCGCGGATAGCTCACGATCGACTCGGTGGATCCGACCAAGACGCGTTGCATGGGCGCATTCTGACGCGACTTTGCCATTTTGGCAAAGCACAAGAAACCGTGCCATGTGGCGCGATTAGCTCACGATCACGCCGGCTCTTGACAGCAGCCGACCAAGCTCAGCTCGCTGCTCGGGCGTGAGCCCCATGAAAGGTCGCGCCGGCATCCGATCGGTGCCGTGGTGCAGCCACCACCCAAGCACGTTGTGGGGCGGCCCTCGTCGACCGCTGCGCTTGGCGCGCCCGTTGGCGGCGTGTACCGCCGGCGACGTGCCGGTGTCCGGCGCGATCGTGACCTCGCACGACGACGTCGACTGCTCGACGGAGCGCACCTTGATCGAGTTGATCAAACCACCGGTCAATCGAAGGTCAACGCTGGTGTCCTCCGCCATCTCGACGAGCGCATGATGGTAGGAGTCGGAATACGGTGCGAACTGTCGCCCCTCGACGTCGAGCCCCTGCCCCGTACGACGGATGATCGCACCGGGCACGTAGGCGCGGATGATCTTGACGGCCCTCTCGAGGTCGATGCGAACGGGACCACCTGCACGTCTGCGCTCGACGCCCATGTTCACCTCCGTCGCCGTCGTGGTCGACCCTGCTCGACCACCAGCGGCGAGCCATCGGGGTGATAGACCTTGATCCCCTCTACGATCGCTGTCGCCAACGGCGTCGGCGCCCACGAGTGACGACAGTTGTAGCCGCCGCAGTAATCGTCGACAGGAAGACCCTGCCCGTTGTCGAGGCGCGATGGATCGGTGACGGCATTGCCCACCCACGCCGAGCAGAACGGACGATTCTTTTGGTCGCGTGGCCCGACGTAGACGTAGACGAGATCAAGCTCGTCCTCCAGTTCGCGTGCGTCAGCCATCACGGTGTGGCGACCGACCGCCATCACCGCTGCGTCGATTGCCGCTTGCGCTCGTGCGTACGTCGTCGAGAGTCGCTCACGCACCTGCTCGATGAGGTCGCCGAGGCTGCCCGACGTCGTGACACCAGCGTTGACCGCGTCTCTGATCTCGTCGCGCGCTTCGCGAAACACGCGCACGACGTCAGACGTGCGGCCGTCCACGATGAGGTCCAGCTCCTCGCGCACGCTGACCGGCAGCGTCGACGGTGGCGCGCCAAGGACGGCAGTCACGGCCTCGATCGCGCGCTGCCCGACGACGGAGCGAAGGACCTCGCCTTCGCGCTCGAGACGGTCCTGCACCTGCCGCAGCACGGCTGCGGTCGTCTGCGCCTGTCGACGCACGAGGCTGTCCTCGCCGGGTAGCGTGTCGAGCCCGACGAGGATCTTGATCAAGTCGGCTTCGAGACGACGCTCAAGCAGACGCAGGTCCTCGACGGCTGCGTCTGCAATCGGCCCGGCCGCGAGCGCACCGCTCACCTTTCACCCGTCGTCGTCGTCTCACGCGGCACCGTGAATGGCGAGCCCGTGAGCACACCGACCGGCATGCGCGGCCCGCGCGTCGACGCAAGATACGCCTCGGCCTCGGCGCGGTCCGCCGACAAGCCCAGCATCACGCGCGCGTCTGACTCGTCGACGAGGCCGGCTGCCTTGAGCGCGAGTACGCGCTCGGCTTTCGCTGCGTCGTCCTCGTATGGCTTGCTCGTAGCCAGCGTGACACGTGGGCGCACACCGTCGAACGACGACGGCGCACCGTCGACGAAGCGCGCCACCACGTCGATCACGACGGGAAGGAGGTGCTGCTCCTCGAAGCGCTGGTAGATCGGTCGTGCTTCGGCGATGCGCGCATCGTGCGGCGCGTTCGCGATCAGGCGCGACACGCCCGACTGTGGCGCTCCCGGCTCGACGGCGTATGCGTCGGGGCTGTTGCCCCTCGACACACCCAGCTCCTGCAGGTCGCGCGTCGCCGACGCTTCGATCGCGTCGTGGTCGGCGCCAGGGACGAGATACTGCAGCGTCTCGCCGGCACCGACTTGCAGCACGGTGTCAGGCCCGCCGACGAGCTGCGAGGTCTCGCGCATGATGCCGCTGTAGACGAGCTGCGCATGCGCCTGCATGTTGACGACGTGCTGACGATTCGCGCGTGCCACGTTGAGGCTGTCGACGTTGACGATGACGTCGCGGTCCGGCTCGGGCCAAAGCCCGCCAGACGGTGGCTCTGTGCGCAGGATCGCGATCGGCAGCACGCCGTCGTACGCGATCGACGGCGTCGCGATCTTGCCGTCCTCGCTGACACGCCGATGCGACCACGGCCCGAACGACAGCACGCCGTCGTCGTCGACGGACGGCTCACGGGTCCACACCCACCACACAGGCGATGCGGCAGACGATGACGCTTGACGGAGACAGACGACATAGACCGCGTCGACGTCGTCGGGTGCCGACTCGTGCGTGATCGTGACGACGTCGTGCGGCCAGTAGAGATGCGCGGTGAGCTTGGTCGAGTCGCCGATCCTGCGAGCACCGACGACGACGACGACGGCACGCGCGCCAGTGTTCGCGCGTCGCTCTGCCTCGGCCATCAATCCGTCGATGCCGATCTCGTCGAGCGCTCGCGAGAGCGCCACCGCGCGAGGGTCGCCGACGTCGAGCTGCTCGCCGCTCTCGTCGACGAGGCGACGCTGCGCTGGATCTCGGTAGACGCCGGAGTCCTGCCGCGCGAAGAATCGCAGCCAGTTGACTGGGTCGACAGGGAGACGGTCCGCTGTCTGTGGATAGACCCTGCGCAACGCTTGTCGCACGACGGACTGCTGATCGCCGGCGTAGCGCACCGCGAGTCCACGCACGATGCCGTCGTAATCGGCTGGGCGCTGACGTCGACCGGCACGGAGCACATCGAGCAGACGTGCGGCGTCCCATGCGCCGGCGTCGAGGCGGATCTTCGCGATGATCTCGTCGGAGGCTGATGCGATGTCGAGCATGTCCAGCACACTAACACGGCACGTGTCAAGTGCCTAGCTGACCCGCCCCCACTCGTCGACGTCGACTGTCGCTGCCGTCTTCGTCGACGGAGTCGGCGAGAACACGGGCCACTCCCACCAAGCGAAGTACCCGAGCGCGTCGACGCCATGATCGATGTTGCCTGACTTCTCGGGTTCGCCATTGGCGTCGAGGCCCTGCGTCTCGAGCGCACGAGTGAGCACCGGGCACGCCATGTCGTCGACGGTGATCCGCCTGTCGCGCAGCAACGTGTTGACCGTCACCACTCTGTCGACGACGCGCGGGTTGCGCGTGCCGCACTTGGGTTGATATCCCGCACGTATCAGCAGGTGGATGTCGCTCACCGACGACGTCGACGTGAGTCGACCACCGCTCGCGTCGACATACGCTTTGATCTTCATGCGCCGCACGTCGTCGGCGGAGAACGCACGCCCACGCGTGCGCGTGAGATACGACGCAATCCATGACGTCACGCGCTCTGCGTGCTCGTCCGTCGTCGTGCCGCCCTCTTTGATGACCTCGCCGACGACGTGCGCACGCTTCGTCTCGTCGTCGACTTCGACGATGAGCCAGTGCATGTAGCGCACGTTGAAGTCGCATGCGATCGCGATGCGCCCCTTGCCGATCTTGACCGCCGGCGGTGACGCACAGTGGACTTCTCGACGGAATCGCTGATACACGCGCCCGCCTTCGGTCTGATACTCGCCGCCCCAAATGTGACCATACTTCTCGGGCTCGAGTTCGAGGCACGTCTGGCGTTCTCGACGGAGCACGTCGGGGAGCCACGGGTTGTCATCGGCGTTGGCCTCGACGACGATTGCATCAGGTGGCGTGCGTCGACGAAGAAACGCATCCACCGCGTCGTCTGGTCGACGAGGATTCCATGAAAACCAAAGCTCGCTGCCGGGCTTGCGGATCGTCGGACGGAGCAGGTCGAGCGATCGCTGCGAGAGTGCTTGAGCCTCCTCGACCCACGCGCAGTCGTAGCCCTCGAGGGATTTGATGCTTTCGGCAGTGTGATTCTGCATGCCCTGGAAGATCACGATGCCTCGTCCTCGACGAGACTTGATGACGGCCTCCTGCACCTCGAAGAGATGGCCAACGCCAAGCTCCTCGATCGTCTGCTCAACGAGGCGCTTGACGGACTGTGCGAGGCTCTTTTGCACTTCTCGGATGCACACCGTCGAGCGGTCTGGATCGGCGACGTGCGACTCGACGAGGAGCGACGCGAAGAAGCGCGACTTGCCGGAGCCTCGCCCTCCGTATGCGCCTTTGTATCTGGCCGGCTGCAAGAGCGGGCGGAACACGCGCGCCGTCGGGATGACGAGGTCCGTCACGGTGTACTCGCGTGTGTCATTCGCCGGTGTCGACGGGGCCTGGGTCGACGATTCGGCGGATCACCTGCCGCACGGCGAGTTCGCCGTCGACTTCGATCGTCGCCGGCGCCTTGCCGTAGATGCGCTCGACGACGGCCTCGGCGGCCTGCCGTCGCTCCTTGCACGACGACTCGCGCGCCACCTGCTCGACGGCGGGGAGCACCGTCCCGTCGTCGCATGCGACGACCTCGCCAGTCGCCTGCGCGAGCAGCACGCGCAGCGCGTCGGGGCCGCGCGCGCGAAACCAGTCCGGCAGCCGAGGACGGCCGGGGCCGCCGGGGTTGCCGACCTCAAAGGGCCGGCCAGGTGCGTTTGGGGCGCGTTTAGACGCGGCGAGGGCGCCCGCCATATCGTCGTCGGTCGGGGAGGTCATGCGGCCAGTGTATCACGCCAGCAGGGCAGCACGTCAGCGATTGTCATCGATTGCCAGCCTACGCCGACACGTTGGCAACGACCACAGTGCTTCAGGTGAACGCGAAGGACGCGCTCACGATGGGAGGCACCATGCACACCACGAAGTCGACGCCCGCGGACGACACCCCGCCGCTCAAACTCGCCTACCGCCCCGCCGAGGTGGCTCGCATCCTCGGGATCGGGCTCACCCGCACCCGCCAATACATCGCTGAAGGGCGCATCAAGTCTGCCAGGGTTGGGAAGTGCGTCCTCGTCACAGAAGAGGCCATGCGCGCCTTTCTGGCGGATGCCGCCGTGAAGGGCGGTGTGTGATGGAACGTGACGAGATCGACCCGGTGGATGAACCCTGAGGCTCACTCCCGACCGACAACGACCCGACCGATGGTGTGCCGGCAAGCTGGCCATCGGACGGGCGGGGTGTTGAGGGGGATGCGAGCGAGGGACCCAACCGCGATCGCACGCATGATGTAGCACCACCAGCGAGCGAGGACAAGACCGCAACGGCTAGGGTGGTCAGCGCATACCACCCCCATCGCGCACGCCACGCCAGACCGCGCAGGACGCCCCACGCTGCACGTTCGCCGGCCGGGCCGGGGGTGGGCCGCCCCGCCCCCGTCGAGCACGCCAGCGGGCGCTACGCTTCGTCGACAGGTGTTATGCAAAAAAGGCGCCAACACGCTGTATGGCAGCAAGACCACCTTCTGGTGGTCTTTATCGTTTTTAAAAAACACCTATCCTAGGATATTGACATATCCTTAATACTTCCTTCCTTCCCTCAACACACACTCAAAAAATTGAGTGTGTATACCCCCTGGCGGGAAGGAAGTATCTTCAGAACGGGGGTTCTATTTCTGCCATCCCGGAGGGATGGCAGCACCATCCTATCACGTCACCTGAGCAGCCGCAAGGCGATCGCCTGCCGTCCGCCTGTGACGACACGTCGTACGTCGAGGCGCTCTTCCTCACGCAATCTGTCAAGCACGTCGTCGAGGGCGCGCGCATCGAGGCGTCGACAAGCGCGAAGGACCGCCGAACGGGTGACCCACCCTTCTTCGTCGGCGAGGCGCATGATTGCCTCCTCGACGTACGCGATCCGCCCTGCCACGTCGTCCCACGACGGAGAGCGGTGGTCACGCAGCGACCTGGCGATCGTCCACGTCGATGCCTCGACAACGCGGATGGCGCACCGAGCAACCTGCTCGTCGACGACGGGCCACGCTGGCCACTGGCACCGCAAGACCGCCAGGGCAAGCGCAACGCGTGTCGCTTGCTCGGCGCACCGTCCGAGCAGCGCCGTCGGGACGTCACCGTCTTGTGGCGCCCGTCGTCTATCGTCGCAGTGCTCGGCGTAAGCAGCGAGCAGCTCCGCTCCGCCACCGTCCTCGACGTCGTCGGCACGGTACATCCGCAATGGCGCTCCAGTGCTCGCGTCGCCTTGCTCGGGGTTGCTCCGGTGCCAAGCCTCGTGCGCTTCTCTGCACGCGGTCACCAGCTCGGCGACTCCCCGTGGGATCGTCGCTGAGCCAGGTGCCGCGCGTTGTCTCGACGGCAGCACTGACAGACTCTCGCACCACAGGTGACGGCCAAGAAACCCGTCGTCTATCGATAGCTGTCCAACGGCATCGTGCAGGGCCGACGGTGTCGACGAGCCGTATATCGATAGCGACGGCGCCATGATCACGCGGTCTTTGCCTCCTCGCGCTGCCGACGTCGCAGCGACGTATGCACCGGTCCCGACCGTGGCGAGCGTCAGCAGCAACGCGCGCATGTCGCGTTGATGTCCTGACCTCGCGTCGAAGAGTGCCTTCAGGCGCGGGCCATACTCGTCGAGGACGAGGAGCAGTCCGGTCCCGTAGTTGGTCGCCTCCTCGATGCGCGCGATCGTCGACACCGTCGAGGACAGATCGTTGGCGCCGATCGCACCGGGCCATAACTCGCGCATCACCTGCGCGAGCGCGCTTTGCGGTCGTCCTTTGCCGCTCGCGGTCGGTGCGACGGCACACACGATCTGTGACGATGTGAGGCGCTCATACGTCCACCGTCGCGCTGCGAGGATCGAGCCGAGCGCCACGGTCGCGCCGACGGTGAGACCCGGCTGAGGATAGTCGGCGCCGGCCAACACCCACGACGCGAAGGCGTCGCAGAGGCCGCCAAGCGCGCGCAGCTCGTCGAGGAGGTCCCACTGTGCTTGGTCGTCCGGCTCGGGGAGCCGGACGAACTGGCGCGCTTTCGCTGCGTCCTCGTCGACGGTGAGCACCTCGTCTGACTCTTGTCCTGTTAGCGTCACGCCATGCAGCGGGTCGTCGTACCGCGTGACGAGCAGGTGCCCCGTGGCGTACCCCTTCGGGTCCGGCGTCGTCGCCGCCTCCTTCGCCTTGTGAGCGAGTTCGCGCTCGGACCACGGCGGCTCGCAGCGCGCGTTGTATTCGCGCAGGACCTCGAGCGTCTCTTCCTCCGTCAGCGCGAACCCGCCCACACATGCACGTGCGACACGCATTGTCGCTGCGTGCCCTCCTGCTCCCGAGATCGCGGGCGGCATCTTGGCCACGTACGCACGCGCGCGTTCGATGCGTCGTGCCGTGTCGACGACGACAGACGGCAACACCTGCTGAGGCGTCGCACGCGCGCGCTTGTACGCGCGCATCGCTTCGACGATCCACGTCGGGATCGGTGCTGGCTCGACGTCGCATACGATCTCGTACGACCCGCCAGCGGTGACGGACCCAGGCGCCACGACGTATCCGCCGATGCCTCTCGTGTCGACGTCATCGTACCCGAGGCAGCTCTTCGCCTTGGCCGTGTTGCGCAGCACGTCGTCATCGGACGTGTCCTCTGGCATCGCGTAGTAGTAGTGGTACCCGCCTCGTGGTGTGCGCACGACCAGCGTTGGATCGAGGCGCTCATGAATCGGATGCGATGGGTCACTGTTGTCTACGTCGACGACGAAGACACCCGACGCACGACCCGTCGCAACGCCAACGGAGCACGTCGGATACGGCGCGAAGAGCGCTCTCACCTTGTCTGGATCGCTCGTTGCCTTCGCGTCCCACGCATCGACGATGGGGCGCTTCTGGCGCCCAACGGGGAAGACGGCCCACCCACGAGCTGCGAGTGACAGGGCAAGATCAGTGCTCCTCATGCTTGTTCCTCGTCGTCACACACACACGATCGATCAAAACGGAATGTCGTCATCGCCCCACACGTCGTCGTCGACGGGTGCAGTCGAAGGCTCCGTCTCTTCCACGTCGTCACCTGGCTCACGTGCTTCGCCGTGCTCGATGTCGACGACGCGAACGAAGTCACCGTCGGGTCGCGTGGTAATCGCCACGACGGGCTTCATGTAGCCCGCGTTGAGGACCTCTACGGCGTCATCGACGCTGGCAGGGAACGGTGTCCCGACGTGCGCACGCCACCAGGCACGCGCCTTGTCGCCGGCGTATCCGTCGTGCTCGATGCACACCCACTCTGACGCGATCTTCGACGGGACGAACGCCTCATCGTTCACGTTGGATGCGGTGTAGTAGTCGACGCGCAACGTCGGCAGCGCGTTGGGTGCAGACCTCTTGCGATGCGCAGCGAAGCGCACGCTGCCCACGACGTACCTCTCCGACGACGACGTGCGCCCCGTCGACAGGATCGGGAGATCACTCGCCTTCGTGTTGGCGCGCTTCTCTGGCGGCGGGAACTCGGTGTCACACTCGCTGCAGACCCTCGCTGACGCAGGTTGTTGCGCGGCGCAGTTCGCGCAGGTCTTGATCGGTGCCGTGCCTTCACCCTTCTTCGACGACTTCTCTCGCACCCTGATCTTGTCGACGGGACCGTGGCGCGCGATGTTGCCGCCATAGTCGAGCACGAGACAGTCGGTCTTGCCCTCGGCGACACGCATCCCGCGCCCGACGATCTGCACGTACAGCGACACCGATTGCGTGGCGCGCACGATCGCCAACACGTCGACGACGGGCGCGTCAAAGCCTGTCGTCAGCACGTCGCATGACGCGAGCGCTTCGATCTCTCGTCGACGGAAGCGACCGATGATCGACTGCCTGATGAGCTGCTCGGTGTCGCCGGTGATCACCTCGCATGAGTGCCCACGTTCGCGCACGGCCGCAGCAAGGTGCTGCGCGTGCGCCACACTGCACCCGAAGAGCAGCGCCGACGTGCGCCCACCACGAAGCGCAGCGGACACGTCGTCGGCGACGTGCTCGGTCACCTCGTCGATGTCGGCGGCCAACTCGAGGTCACGCAGCGTGAACTCGCCCATGCGCGTTGCCACTTGCGACGTGTCGATCTGCACCGACGGCGAGCCCGTCACGAGAGGCGACAGGTACCCTTCGGCAATCAGCTGGCGCACGTCGCATCGGTAGACGATCGAGGTGAAGAGCGCGCTGTCACCTTGGGTGAGGTAGCCCTGACCGAGCCGGTACGGTGTCGCGGTGAGTCCGACGATGCGCAGGCCAGGATTGATCTCGCGCAGGCCTCGCACGAGCGTCTGATACTGCCCGTCACCTTCCGGCGGGATCAGGTGCGCCTCGTCGACGACGAGCACGTCGACGACGCCGAGATCGCGCGCACGCTTCGCGACGGTCTGCACACCGCACACCGTGATCGACGAGACGCCGCGTTTGCCCAACGAGGCAGACCAGATCGCGAGCGGTGCCGCTGGCCACACCCGACGCACCGCTGCTGCGTCTTGCTCGATCAGCTCTGCGCGATGCGTGGCAATCACGACGCGACCGCCACACTCTTGCACGACGACGCGAGCAAGCTCGCCAAGCACTGCTGACTTGCCTCCGCCCGTTGGTATCTCGACGAGAGGATGCAGTCCTCCACGACGCCAATACTCGATCACGGCGTCGACCGCCGCGCGTTGATAGCCGCGTAGATCCATGGGCAGCACACTACAGACCCACTTCGATGCCGCCAAGATTTTTTCTTGACATGCGCACGATCGCCGTTGTAGTGGTCGTGCAGAGAGGTGATCTCATGCTCGTGAAGAAGACTCTGCGAGAGTCGATAGGCGCGCGCGCGCCGAAGATCCTCGTCTATGGCGGTGCTGGCGTCGGCAAGACAACGCTAATCGCATCGCTACGCGGACGGGTCCTGATTCTGTCGGCCGAGGCAGGACTGCTCCCGCTCGCTGGCCTCGACGTCGACGCTGACGTCGTCGAGGTGACGACTATCGACACGCTGCGCGCAGCGTACACCGAGCTTCGCGCCGGCGATCACGGCTACGACTGGGTCGCGCTCGACAGCGTCTCGGAGATCGCCGAGGTGGTCATCTCGTCGGAAAAGGCGAAGGTCAAGGACCCACGTCAGGCCTATGGCGCCCTGCAGGACGAGATGATCAAGATCATGCGGGCCTTCCGCGACCTGTCATGCGGCGTCTACTTCAGCGCGAAGCTGTCGACGACGAAGGACGAAGCGACAGGACGCATCAGCTACGGGATCGGGATGCCTGGCGCCAAGCTCGGCGAAGCGATCCCCTACCTGTTCGACGAGGTCTTCCGTCTCGTCGTCGTCGACGAGGACGATGGGAGCGGCGGCAAGATCGCGAACCGCTACCTGCTGACGTCGACGGATGGCCGCAGCGTGGCCAAGGATCGCAGCGGCAGGCTCGACAAGCTTGAGGTCGCGGACCTCGGTGCGGTCATCGAGAAGATCATGTCCGCCACCAGTTGACGATCGCCCGCCGGAGCGCATCCGGCCCAGCCCTGCGCGGGGGATGGGCGCCCGCTTCACCACACACACACAGGACAGCAACATGAGTGACTGGCTCGACGACGACGACAACGACAACGGCAATCTCGGCTTCAGCGTCGACGAGATCGACACCAGCGCGATCGATCTGATCCCACCCGGCCGATACGAGGTCGACTGCACGCGCGCAGTCGTGAAGCCGTCGAAGAACAACCCCACGACGGTCCTTGCCGAGATCGAAGAGACGATCGTCGGCCCGACGCATGCCGGACGGAAGGTGTGGTCACGCTACGTCGTGGCGCACGTCAACCCCGACGTGATGGCGCGCGGTCGCGCCGAGGTCGCACGCCTGATGCAGACGTATGGCGTCGGTGGCTCGTCGCTGACGCCGTTGGTGGGCCGCTCGTGCATCGCCTCCGTCGACGTGGAGCCGGCAAAAGACGGCTACGAGGCGAAGAACAAGGTCAAGCGTCGCGAGCCGGCGCAGGGCGCTGCGCAGCCTGCTCCGTCGTCGGGTGCGTCGTCGACCACGACGAGCAAGCCCGCAGCGTCGAGGAGCGCGCCTGCGTTCCTCGCCAACCGAAAGGCGTGACGACATGATCTCGTGGCGACGACGGGACGGCACGACTATCCGCCTCGACGGTGAGTGCCTGCGCTCTCTCCGCGAGAGCAACGGACTGTCGCAGCGCGCGCTCGCTGCACGTCTCGGCTGCACTGGCGCTGCGGTCTCGTCGTGGGAGACGGAGTCGTGTATCCCGTCGTTGCCTCAGATCGCACGCATCACCACTGTCTTCGGCGAGGCTCTTGCCGCAAGCGGCGCGATCGTGGTGACGCATGAGTGACCTCGACGTGACGATCCCCATCCGAACCTCGGCGTGGACCAACACGCGTGGCCACTGGCGGGCCAACCACGAGCGCAAGACCCGAGAGAAGACCGTCACGGCGTGGGCGCTGCGTGGCGCAGGTCGTCTTCCGCCGCTGCCCGCGCACGTCGTGATCACGCGCCTGGCACCGCGCCTCCTCGACGACGACAACCTGCCATCGGCAACGAAGTACATGCGCGACGAGATCGCACGCGCATACGACGTCGACGACAGCCCACGCTCACCACTGACGTGGGAGTACCGGCAAGAGCGCAGCAAGACCTACGCAGTCCGCATTCAGATCAACCAGAGGTGACCCCGTGAACATCTTCATCGACGTCGAGACCATCCGCTCCACGCGCGTCGGCGTGGCTGACTATCTCGCGCGCAAGCACCACGACCCCGACGACGTCGAGGGCAGCGCACGACGTGCAGCGGAGGCGCTCGATCGCACCTCGCTCAACCCGCGCCTCGGCGAGCTCGTGTGCGTCGGGATTGGCCTCGACGGCGACGACGATCCGATCGTGCATGTGCGTGACATGTCGTCACCGACGGGCGAGGCTGACCTGCTGCGCGCTGTCGCGCAGGAGGTCCGCGACATCATCGACGACTGGGGCGGGCGACGGAGTCTCGATCGGATCGTCGCGCACAATGCGGAGTTCGACCGCACGTTTCTGAGGACGCGCGCCATGGTCCACGACGTCGTCATGCCACCAGACCTGCATGCACTCGACATGAAGCCGTGGGATAGCGCGTGGTATTGCACGCAGGATGCGCTGCGCATGGGCCACCGCGACTACGTCTCTCTCGACGAGGCGTGCGTCGCGTTCGGGGTGCCACGCAAGCACGACACTGGCGCGCTGACTGGCGCAGGTGTCACCGACGCCGTGATGGCAGGCCGCCTCGACGAGGTCGCCGCGTATTGCGCCGACGACGTGAGGCGCGTGCGCTCCGTCTACTACGCGATCCAGCGATGCCGGCAACGTTGATGGTGGATGACGTCATGCCCGCAATCACCACAATTTCCCGTCTTGCCTCCGAGCACCTGAGCAGGCGCAGGATGACGGACGCGCGTCGTGCGGCACGACTGGCGCGCTTCGATGCTGCCGCCGTCGCCGAGGCAGCATCGACCATCGGCGTCGACGTCAACGACGTGGCGACCCTCTCCGATTTGGCGTGGCGACTGGCTGACCGATGCGACCACACCACCACTAGCCACGTCGTCGTCGAGCGCGCGCTGCTCGCCATCGACGTCATCGACCGCGACATCGCCGACCACGCCGTTGAGCACTTCTTTTCCCGACGCTGACGACGACGGAGTGACGACGTGAGCAACTACGAGAAGATCCTGGCCCTCCACCCGTGGCACGAAGGTCTTGTCGAGGCCATCGGCAGCGCAACGCTGCGCGCCTGGTGGCGCACCACAAATGACCTCATCTCGAT